AGCAATCCAACGCTTTCAGATGGTAAAGCCTTTTTTCATGCGTCACGCGGTAATTTATCAACAACCGCTACATCGTTGTCATTAGGTTCATTATCGGCGGCGCGTGCTTCAATGCGTAAGTTTAAAGGTTTAGGCGGCTTACAATATATCGACGCAATTCCTGTTACGTTACTCGTTCCTGTGTCACTTGAAACACAAGCGCAACAATTGGTGGCCGCAATCACTGCGACAAAATCGGCGGATGTTATGCCTGATTGGATTCAAAAGTTACAGGTTGTGGCTGACCCGCGATTAGACGAAGTGAGCGAAAAAGATTGGTATTTATTCTGCGACCCGACCGCCATAGAAAGTTTTACACGGTTACACCTTGATGGCGAACCTGTCAGTGTTACCCAAGAAGAAGGTTTTGAAATTGATGGCGTTAAGTTCAAATGTAGACTGGCTTGCGGTGTGGGCGCAATCGACTGGCGTGCCGCTTATAAAACAATTGGAGCGTAAAAAATGACAAATCAAAAAGTGATTACTGGCATTGATGCTGAAATTATCGGTCTTGAACCATTAGCATCATCAACCAAAAGACTGTATTTAACACCAACAGGCGGTTTTGTGATGTCAAAAAATGGCGTGGCTAAACCAATTAACCGCATTGAAGCACAGAAATTTTTAGAAAAACACGCGCCCGACGTTGAAATGTACAAATTGCATCCGCAGTTGTTGCATCGATAACAGTCTCCTTTGAGTTGAAGAAAAACACCACCGCCTAAAAAACGGTGGTTTTTTTTCGCCAACTTGAAAACGTGTTACAGAAAATCAAAACAAGTCAAAGAAAACACACCCACTACACATATAATTTTTTATGTTAAATGAATTTCGCCGCACTCGTTGCCAGTTTTTTGGCTTAATTTTGCAATTAACGGTTAAAATTGCTTGCGCGGATAAATCGACGGATTGAAAAATACTGATATTGCTAAAGTACCTGCCGCGCATCCTCACGAAGCAATCAACACCCGCAATGTGAACCAATGAACAATGAAAGCGAAAAACTCCCAAAATCCTTAATCAAGTACGGTAACGAGGTTGTTGGTGTTTCAAACCTGATATTTGCTAGTCAGCCCGATTATGACTTGATGCTGTTAGAAATAGATAGAATGCAAACCGTTGACCCAGTGGCATTTGAAAATCAGATTTATGCAATACACAGCAAAGATTATTTAAACAATATCGGCAAAATAAATTGTGCGAGGGCGTTACGCTCTATATTGGCGGCTAAACGTTTATTTTATTTTGTGGGTAGTCATGAAGAAGTTTTTGAGCTTATAACGGATGCAGGTTATTTCTTAGGACTGGCACGCGAACAATATGAAAGCGTCACGGTTACAGCATCAAAGAAACAAGATAAAAGTAAAGAATCACGCCGCGAATTGATAGCACAATATCGGCAATGGGCGATTGATAACGAAAAAAAATACTCAAGACAACAAGCCGCTTTTGAAATTTCACAAATCCTACTAAAACAGCACGGAATAACAGTTGGACAGAAAAGAATTTATGAAGAATGGCTAAAAGGTTTGTAATTATTTACCCCTGTTAGCTAGCTAACAGGGGTAAATAGCAAAGCAAAAAAAAATCACTTGTTGTTAAATTGATTAACAAAAAAGTGATGACTTGCAGTTTTGCACTAAATGTAGCAAAATCGCTCTTGCCGTGAAGTCTTCGAACACTTCAACGGCATTCATCTTGACCGACACACGGTGCCAGATTAGGCGATTTCGTTAGAGCAATAATAACACAATCCCGAACCCTTCAAAATTCCTAAACAGGAAAAATCCGCAAATCGGTCTTAAACCTTCAATCTTTGAATGAGTAAGACATGACAAACAAAAAAGAATCACCCCAAAAAAACGTTGAAACCATCGAAACATTCACGCCTAAAACGCCTGATTTTTCGCACCGTTGCGAAGACTATCCACAAAATCACATTATTCAAACATCGTGCGAAATCGAAACAATTTTAAATTTTCTTTATGGAATTTTAGAACCTGCTGACACGTTACCACCTCCCCACATTTGCACCGTTGAACGCTTACACAATGACAACGAACGCCTAAAAGAGCGGGTAAATGATGCCATTCACATTATTTATAATTTGAATCGTGACATTAAAGCATTAGCAAAAACGATTGATTAAACGGACTTAGCAACGGCGGTTGTTAATCAATCGCCGTTTGTAACCAATTGGTTCGAATGGATTTTTTAAATGTATAAAACTTACGAGTTACTTCCCGAATACGACTATTTAATTACTGAAAAGTTCTCACCGTTTGAGATTGATGGTAATTATGTAGCGCGTCATATCGTCTTTGACAGCACTACGCCACTAAGAATTCCTAAGTCAGCAATAGGAGAACCATTTTATGGCAATACGGTAGTGTACGGGCATGAAAAACAAGACAAACATGGCAACACCTTTTTTAAAATAAATGCCACGTCGCGAAAAACGGGCGAAAATTTCAGCTTTGATACGAAATCCGCCGATTTTGAACGAAAAAAATATGGTTACGTTCCACTCGAACTAACACCTGCACAAATTGCGGCGCAAAATGCACGCATTGCCGAAAGCCAACGTAAAAAAGAAAACTCGGATCGTTGGTCAGCGCGTGAACTCGAAAAAGCCCGACAAGCATTTGCCGTGGCGAATGATGACGTTGCGTCACATGGTTATTGGCTTGAAAAATTCAATGATTGCGGTACGGGTGAAAATTACGCCATTGATGCGGCAAAATTAGCGCAAGGTGTTAGACGTGGTGCATTTCGTTACCAACGCAAAGGCGTGGACGTTGTACTCGATACGCTTATGTTTGAAATCAAAACAGACGATACCGTTATCGGTTACCAGCATATTTATTCGGCTTTGTTACCCAACAAAGATACAAACAAAGCCTTTATTGGCGAAACAAAAGGCGGTCACTTTGCCATTGGTGAAGTCATTGAAGGCAAACCATCGTGGACGGCTGAAGGTTTAGCCAGTGGTTTAACCGTAGCACTCACAACCAATTTGCCTGTGATCGTTTGCCTAAGTGCTGGCAACATGATGACCGTGGCGGCACAATTCAAACAAAGCCGTTTAAATATCGCCGCCGATGATGACCAAAAAGAAAATGGCAACACTGGCATTTTCACGGCGTTAAAAATTGCAGGTTTTCACAAAAACACCCGTATTTTTAAACCGCTTGTGGACGTTGGCACTGATTACGCCGACTTGTTAAAATCCGAAGGTTTAGACGCGGTTAAAAAACAATTATCCATACGCAAAAGCAAAGAAAACAAAGCACTCTACGAAATTACACCCGCCACAAAATGCCAGATTGCTTACGCTAAACAGTTACTCCAATACGTCCACAAAGGACAGGAACGAGCAGTTATTGAGCAATTGTGTGAAGCAATCGCCGCAATCGTTAATCGTAAATTTTCGCTGAAATCAGGCATTCAACTCGCAAAAGATGCAATCGCGCAACGTGAGTTTTTATTTGATGTTGAAAAAGCAATAACCGATATTGTCGAAAAGAAAACGGCGCGAGTAAGTCGGCGCAATTGCATCACCAACGGCAAAACCACGAAAATTGATGTTGCGGGTTTAACCATCGAACAAGTGGTTAAAAAGATTTTCGACACAGGCTGTAAAGTCGTCATAAATGCACAACCAATGGGAACTGGCAAAACTGTCTTAGCAGGTGCAATTATTAAGACGTTAGGCAAAGATGGTTGTGTTTTTGTCGCGCCTAGAACGTCCATTGTTTCAGATAATAGTCGCAAATTCAGCTTAGATAATTACGAAAAAATTACCCCACGTTTCAATCCAAAAAATTTAGCCGTTTGTTACCCGTCGGCACAAAAATTCCAAACAGCCACGCGCTTTAAATATCATTTTCATGACGAAAAACGACAATCGGTTGAAGGCGGATTAAGTTCAAATGAAATGTCAAACCGTCTTGGTGCTGTGTCTGAAGACAAAAAATCGATACAAAATGCCGAATTCTATTATGCGGCGGATGCTGATTTTAACGACGATACTGTGGACTATATCGCCGCCAATACGCCGCATAAAATCTATGAATTAGTCGATTCAAGCCTACCAAAACTCAACGGTAAAACAATTCACGTCTTACCTGAAGATTTAGAAAACGCGCTATTTCACGCATTAGAGCAGGGCAGGGCAGGTAAAAAATTATTCATTGCCTTAGATTTTGCAAAAGAAAAAGCAGAAGGCATTTATGCACACTTTGACGCAGTCGCGGCTACAGGGGGGGCGAAATTACGAGTGCTGTTAATAACCGCCGACAACAAAGGCGATGCTGCACAAAAAGCGTTTTTAGAAAATGCCGACGTTGAAATTCTAAACTGGGACATTGTCATTGCGTCGCCCGTCGTGCAGTCTGGGTTTAGTATTCAGACTCCACACATCGACACAGTTTATGGTTTGTTTAGCACTGGAACAGTTGCGCCAAACGAGGCATTACAGGCGGTGGCACGTTGTCGAACCGTCACAGATATTTATATGGCGTTCGCACCACAAAAGCACAGTGAACGATTAACCGATGCCAATTTGCTTATTGAAGGCGAACAACTATCACGGGCGCATTGGGAAGATGCTGCACGCGATATGTTGTCAGAATTCGATATGCTCAAACGTGTTGAAATTTTAGACGGTGGAATGTTTAAGTTTTCAGAATTCGACGCACTACGGTTAAAAGAGAAGGCAAAGAAAAACGCGGATATGGCGGACTTTGCTTGCAACGTCTTGACTCTTGCTGAAATCAAAGGCTTTAGTGTTGCTTTTGAAAATGACGAAACAATCGCCGCACCTGAATTTAATGAAGCAGAACAAGCCGACATAGATGCTGCAAAGAATCGCCGTGTCAATGCCATTGCTAATCTGCCTGAAGAACAACGCCTAGCCAACAAGTCGGACGCGGATAACCTCAAGATACAAAACAATCGCACCAGTGAACAATCGATTGCGTTAGATCGTTGGCACGTTCAAACCGTATTGGGTAAAAAGGACGGCATTACTGAAGAGAATGTGAAGGACGTTGATAACGGCTTAGGGTTCATTGTCGCCAACCGTTTGGATATAACCACACCACGCATTACGTTAGCCAAACGTGATTATGAAAACAAATATCAAACCCGTGACAGTTCAACATCAAGTCACCAGAAAGCAGAATGGAATAGTTCCACGTTGGCAAAGTTGATTTTGTTATCAGACACGACAAAAGAAAATAAAAAAAATGACCTACTCAAAAAGTTACGCAAAGCGCATAGCGTCTACGATGACGTTATAAAATCCGCGCCCACAAGAGATAAAAATACGCACAAAATCGCGTTGCACAACACGGTTAAAAAACTCCTTAATCCGCTCGAAATCACCCAAAAGGCAAGCAAGCGCGGCATATCAGAATTGGATTACCTAAACTCACTTGAGCAAGGTGTTGAAAACTTAACGCTCGATTCAACGTCCGCTGAAATCATTTGTTACTGGCTATCACTCAATGCGCCTGAACTCGCGGTTAATGGTTTTTCTAATCATGTTGCCGTCTCGAAATATCCCATTAAGACAGTAACCAACTTACTCAAAAAAATTGGGTTCGATGTTCAAAGCGAAAAACGCGAGGGAATTGCAGAAGGTAGAACCCGAATTTATAAAATCTGCACCACCGCAAACGTGGTTGAACCGCTCGAAAATCACAAAAAAATAAAGATAGGCGAAAACACATGAAAGCCGCGAATTATAAAGAAACCTCGCGCCCACAAAGCAAGGTAATATCCAAAATAAAACCTTGCGCTTCTGGGCGTAACCAACCCCAAAAAGCCGCCCCCCAATTTGAAACCGTCAACCGACTGGACAAACGCCGCCAAAAAGTTGCAGCGCAAAATCTGCCCGTCAACTTTCAAAAAGCTAAAAGTGGTAAGAGTGTAGGTACTTTGTGGGCTGTAGCCCACGGCGGGTGGTAAAGCCCTCGAATTTTCGTACACAGTAATTTCAAAACACGATTGACCAGCTGACTAAACCATTAACAAATTGACCAAAAACCATAGGAAAACGAAAAATGCCAGAAAATGCAATTAAAAAACAACAGACTTTGCCAACTGCCGACGAGGTTTTACAGGGTTCCGTCCGCGTGCGCCCGTCGCAATTGGCAAAATTATTTTGTGTTTCCAAACAGGCGGTGAGTATGTGGCTATCAAAGGGAACAATCTCAAGTTATCCCGATGGCTCGATAAATCCCGCTGTAGCTGCTAGGGAATACATCAACCATACCGACCCAAATCGCGTGAAAGTATCGGTTTTTAAATTTTTAACGGACGACGTTGGGGTTCTCAAATCGCAACTTGAAAAACTGACAGGCGAAATTGCAGAACAAAAAAAATATGTCGAGCGTCTCTTAGACGCTTTCGACACGATTATTGAAGTCATTCGCGACGACGCACCTGAAGGCGAATTTGATTATCTGAATTCACTCACGGATCGTCTAGCGATTGAAAAAGAATTAACTGAAATTATGAATTTTGATTTTAACAACATTGATTTATCACACTTAGGAGTAACCGCATGAAAGCCAAAAAGAAACAAATCCGTGAATTTTTAACCCGTCACGAACTCGAGCCAACGAACCAATTGGCACACGATGCCACTCACGAAATCAAAACAGCTTATGAATGGGCAAAGATTTTTCTGTTTAGCCGCCACATGAAATACGGCTTTTACAACAGAAAGGATTTTAAAAACATGATTCGAGTGGATTTAGACAATCCGAATTTTGTGGTTTTGGAATCGGTTAATGGAATCAAATTTTATCAACCGATAAAAGCGCAACGTGTATCACCGACCAAAGCATTACACGTTGCCTAATTCCATGAACGCACTACAAAAAATAGGATACGCAAGTTATGACCAATACTTTTTACAAAAACAGCGCGAACGCAGAAATTCTACAGGCAAACAACCCGCAAAAAACAAAAAACGATGACATAACCAGAATCATTTGTGCTTTGGAGGCAGGGCTACCAATGCCGCCCGATTTAGCAAAAAAGTTGATTGGAGCGTTAAAATTTTTCTTAGCAGGGGAATATAAAACATTGTGTTCTGCTTTGGGATGGCGGAGAAAACGAGGCGAGCGAAAGGACGAAACAAAGTTAAATATCGAATTCAGAAATCATTATTTGCGTGTTTGTCTCTGCAAATTAACAGGTAAAAACACCCGTGAATTTGAATTTTATGATTTCACCAAACTAGCAAATGAGATTGCACGTTGGGATACCGTTACTCGAAAAAATGTCAGTCATTTACAAGGGTGCGATTTAACCAAAATGCAACGACTTCTTAGAAACGCAGAATCATTTGCAAAATTACCGTCAACGCCAACAGGCTTATGGGAAACACTCAATAAATAAACCGTTATTCATTGAGTAACAGCATTGTTTTAATGGCTTCACATTATCACTTGTGAAGCCATTAAAGATGCAACAACGAAAACTATCCGCAACCTTCAACCGTGCCGCAAGTGATAAGACCACTCGCACGGTTGAAGCCGTACTTTCAACCGAAACGCCCGTCAATCGTGGCGGCTTGTTGGAAGTATTAACCCACACTTCCACCAGCATTGACCTTTCACGTTTTCCTTTGCCTGTCATTGTCGGACACGACAGCGACAAATTACCCGTGGCGATTGCTGAAAACCCCAAAATTGTTGGCGGCAAGCTCCGCGTGACCATTAGATTTTCAGAAAGCGAAGCCGCAACGCAAATCTTTAACGATGTTGTCGCAGGTATCACCACCAATTTATCGATTGGTTATGAAATTTCTAAATCGCACGAAGAAATCCGAGACGGTCAAAATTATCTAATAGCTGATAATTTTATAATTTATGAATGTTCAATTGTTGCTATTCCAGCCGACCAGAACGCAGGTTTTAACCGTAACTTCCAACCAACCCAAGAAAAAAACATGACCTTAGATATTAAAAAAATCCAAACCGACGCAATTGCCGCTGAACGTGAACGTGTTGAAGAAATCCGCAGCATTTGCGACAACCGATTTCTTACAGACAAAACGGGTTTAGCCAACCGCTTGATTAGAGAAGGCAAAACCGTTGAAGAAACTCGACGTGCTGTTTTAGACCAATTGAACAACATTGCCCTGCACCAAGATGATGGCTCCATGCAGCGTGGTGGCAGCGATATTCAAATCCAAACAGGCGATAATAATTTCAGTCATTTGCAACGCGCCGTTGGTGACGCTTTGTTGATGCGTGCGAATTTGCCCGTTGAAAATCCGTCACCCGCTGCCCGTGATTTTAGACACACATCAATCACTGAAATGGCGAAAATCTTTTTAGAGCAAGGCGGTCAAAGCACCGTTGGATTGAATCCAAGCAATATATTACAGCGTGCATTTACCACTAGCAGTGATTTTATCGGCGTGCTTGATGCTATCCAAGACAAAGCCCTTCAAAATGCGTACACGATTCAAGCGTCTACGATGGAAGCGTGGACAACCGTTAAAGATACGGGTTTTTTCAGAGATGCAACCGTTGTTAATTTAGGCGAAATGCCTGCGCTCGAAAAAATTATGGAAGGCGGCGAATATACCTACGGATCAGTCGATTCGATTGCTGAAAAAATCAGCATGGCAAAATACGGTAAAATCTTTTCTTTGTCGTGGGAAGCATTACGCCGTGACGATTTAGGCGTGTTTATTCAATTACCCGCCCGTTTTGGTGAGGAAGCAAAACGCACTGAAACTACGCTCGTTTATAAAGCCTTAACTAGCAATCCAACGCTTTCAGATGGTAAAGCCTTTTTTCATGCGTCACGCGGTAATTTATCAACAACCGCTACATCGTTGTCATTAGGTTCATTATCGGCGGCGCGTGCTTCAATGCGTAAGT